CAAGAGCAGGGTGTTTGGCTGGGTAGATGATGGAACATTTAGTTAGGAGGATGGATTATGGCAGATCAGGAAACACCTACCGGAATAAAACAACTGATACAATCAATGGCTCCGGAAGCACCAAGTGTAAAGGAAGGAATTGTAACATCCGCCTCTCCTCTGGAAGTCACACTGAAGAATGATGCGAAAATGGTATTAACTGCCAATTCGCTTGTGGTGCCGAGAAGTCTCACAGATTACCAGGTTGAAGTTGATTTGGAAACAGGATCCGGCTCGCTTATATCAAAAACGAAGACGGATGGCAAGCATACACATGAGGAACTGAGCGGAAGCGAGGATGGAGCACATTCCCATTTTCTGGCAACATTTACTGTCAGAGACGGAGTTCTTATGATTCATAACGCACTAAAGAAAGGCGATACCGTTTATCTGCTGGCATTCAACAGCGGAAAACAATATTACATTTTGGACAGAAAGGGGTAATCAGATGGCGGTTGACATAGCTATTCCGGTTGCTGCCATTGAAGACGAGGAAACGATCACATCAAGAACCTACGCTATAGACTGGGAAGCTGGTCGGATTGCCGGATTCATAGATGAGCAGGAGGCTGTTAAGCAGTTCATAAAGAAAGCCCTTCTGACACCTCGTTTTCATTGCCTTATTTATGACAGTCAGTATGGCAGCGAAATACGTGACAGTGTTATAAGGAACACTGCAACAAGAGAGTATATAGAGGCAGAAATGCCCTTCCTTATCAGCGACACACTGATTCATGACGAGAGAATTCTGGATGTTTATAACTTCGGGTTTGAATTTAAGGATAACTATCCGCATCAGGACAGTGTGATCATATCGTTTGATGTAGACACAATTTACGGAAGCATACAGACAAAGGAGGTGATTTAGGTGTTTGAAGAATTTACGGAAGATTACTTTATGGATCAGGCGAGAGCTCTTGGTGAAGAATACGG